TAAAGGTGCTGTTTGAAGATAAGCTTCTCGATTCTAATAGTTTTGCTCAATCTTGAGCTGATCTATTAGTTAAGAGAAGGTATGAGGTTCCTATTAATGACAACCTATCATCACAATGTGAAGTTCCTAAGGGTACTCCACAAGAAGTGTTATATAGTGTTGGTCAACCAATGGGAGCCTTATCTTCTTGAGCAATGTTAGCCTTAACTCATCACGCGATGATGCAGTATTCTGCATATAAAGCGGGTTATAGAAAAGGTTGATTTACCGATTATGCAGTATTAGGTGACGATGGGGTTTTGAAAGGTGCAAATGTCATACGCGAGTATCGCTCTCTGTTGAACTTGTTAGGTGTCAAGGCAGGTCTAGCAAAGTCCATTATTAGCAAAAACAAATTTGTTATTGAGTTTGCTAAGAAGTTCTTTGTTGATAAGACCACTGCTAATATGCTTCCGTGAAAAGAAGTTGTAGCAACTTGATGCTCTACTAGTTTAGTTGTTGAGCTTGTTCGTAAGTATGACATGAGTCTTAATTCTATCTTATCCTTAATGGGTTACGGTTATAAAGCAAAAATGTGGGTACATCAAGTACCCTTATTTAAGTTAAGTACCCGTCTGAGAGTTCTAATTGTGTGATTAACTCACCCTTCTAGTCCTCTCGGTAAGCAGTTATATGTGGATTGGTTATTTCAAAATAGCCTCCATGAGGATCATTATCCTCATAGTGGTGCTATTTTACAAGTTTTAAAATTACTCAGGGCTTTAGTCTCTGATAAGTTTAAGACTGTTTGAGAAGCCAATTCCGCATACCAGAAATCTATTAAGGATATTGATAAAGTTTTAGACAATACAGTGCCGATTTCCATTACTTCTACAGTTCATCGTGATGAAGCTGTTTCTTTCAAGACGAATTTGCCTTGAAAAGCAGTTTTATCGCCGTCTGTCACTGAAGGTCAAATTGACCTTGAGTATCTTTCGGGATGAACTGGTGGAGGGATGTCTCACCATGGATATAGATTTTCTTCTTTAAAAGATTTACCTCTCGGTATGGAAATAGATGATCATTTAGATCAATTCTATGCCGATGTAAAGATTTTAGAAGATGCTATTCCTGAGATGTCTCCTGAGTTTATGGAGATCGAAATGCTGTGTATGCACTTTTTCAAGTTAGATGATTTGAAAGCAATAATTCCGGAGAAATTCTGGCCAGAAGTTAGACTTGGGAAGTTTGATAAATCTTTTAGAGATTTCCTTCAAATTTATGATTTCTGACAAGACGTCACTAAGCCAATATGAGCGGATTTTTATGGGAAGGAATATGTGGAAACGCCTATCCAACCTAAAGATCCGGAACCATCACCTGAGCGAGGTTCAACAGAAAGTCAGGTTAAGTCATCTATTCCCTCTCGG